ATGGCTCATTTAACTTAGATGCCACTTTGGTCGGCGGCGGGTCGCAGCAAAGTATCGGCAAAAACATTGCTTCTGACAAGCTGGCTGACTATGTGGGCAAAGACCTGGCTCAAACCATGCAGTCCCAAAGCGCTGGCACTGATGTCTACAGCGGAGATGCCCTCAAAGTTGGCGGCGAGGGCATGAAGAAATATTACGATGAAATTTACCCTGCTTTCCTTAACAAACAAGGCAAGAAATACGGCGCACAAGTAGGAGAGACACAAATTCCTACTGATCGAAGCACCATAGACGGAATGCCATCAATGTACCAAAACAAAGAAACAGTGCGTTACCTTGACATCACGCCAGAAATGCGTAAAGCCATTCAGGAAGGCCAGCCAATTGCTTCTATCCAAAACGAATTAGCAAAGGCTTTGGCATGACTTCCGAATCTAAAGTAATTAAAAATAGACCAAAGTACGGCGGGAGAGCCGCGGGAGTTCCTAACAAGGTCACAGCACAGGCTAGAGAGGCCATAGCGCTGTTTGTTGACGATAACGCACCTAGACTAGCCCAATGGCTTGATGCAGTCGCTAACGGCGATCCAGCCCATGATGTTAAGCCAAACCCAGCCAAGGCTTTTGAGCTGTTTCAGTCTGTGATTGAGTACCATGTCCCTAAGCTGGCAAGGACAGAGCACACTGGCGCAGATGACGGCCCAATTGAAATGGTGGTTACATGGGCAAACGGGAAGTAGTCCTTCCTTACAGCCCACGGGACGCATTCATGCCGTTCCACAACAGAACAGAGCGATGGGCTTGTTTAGTGGCTCACCGAAGGGCTGGCAAGACAGTCGCAGCCATCAACGACATCATCAAACGGGCAATCACTGAAGGCAACAGGATGGCGCAATACGCCTACATTGCCCCGTTCCGTAGTCAGGCCAAGCGGGTGGCATGGGACTACCTCAAGCATTACGCAGGCCCAATCACCAAAAACACCAACGAAGCTGACTTGCTGGTCGAGCTGGTTAACGGGTCAAAGATCATGCTGTTTGGCGCTGACAACGCAGATGCCATGCGGGGGCTGGGCTTTAATGGGGTTTACCTTGACGAATATGGCGACTTCAGACCTAGCGTTTGGGGTAATGTCATACGGCCAACGCTGTCAGACCGGCTAGGCTGGGCGGTGTTTGGCGGCACTCCCAAGGGCAAGAATCAGTTTCACGACATTTACAAGGTCAGCCAATCAACGCCAGGCTGGTTTTTGACCCGCCTGCCAGCCTCAATATCCAAGCTGCTGCCTGACTCTGAGCTAAAAGACGCACGGGAACAGGTCAGCCAAGACCAGTACGACCAAGAATATGAGTGCAGCTTTGATGCTGCTATTTTGGGCGCTTACTACGGCCAAGAGATGCGGCTGGCTGATGCGGAAGGTCGCATTAGGGATTTACCCTTTGATCCTGAATCGCCAGTGTTTACAGCATGGGATTTGGGCTATCGGGATGACACGGCGGTCTGGTTCTATCAGGTGGTCAGGGGCGAGATCAGGGTCATGGACTACTACGCAGTTTCAGGCGCAAGCATTGAGGAGATTGCTGATAAAGTCATTGGCAAGGGCTACCGCTACACCAAGCATTATTTGCCCCATGACGCTAGGGCCAAGACGCTGGCATCAGGCGGCAAATCGATTGTTGAGCAACTGGCAGCTCACTTGGGTATGGAAAAGCTGGCAATCGTGCCTGACATTGGCATTCAGGACGGCATTCAAGCGGTGCGCTTGATCTTGCCCAAGTGCTATTTTGACCCTTCTTGCAATGAGGGGCTGGAGGCACTTAGACAGTACCAAAGGGAATATGATGAGGATAAGAAGACTTTTAGGCAAAATCCCCGTCATGACTGGTGCTCACATCCAGCAGATGCGTTTAGAATGTTAGCAGTGGCCTACCGGCAAGAGAACAAAGACCAAGCGCCACCTAAAGGCAAAACCCTGCAAACCATTACTCTCGATGAGATGTGGGACTTTGAGACTACTCACAAACAGGAGCGAATATGAGCCAGCCAGTAGCAGAATGCGGTGCATACAAAAACATCACCGAAACAGGCGCAGTGACCACAGGCCCATGCCAGCTCATTGGGTTTTATGTCAACAGCACCACAATAGGCACATTGGTGCTTAGAGACGGCGGCGCAAGCGGCACTGTAATGAGTGGCACGATCACTCCCGTAATTGGATTCCATCCATTCCCAGCCAATGTCGGCACAAGCCTGCATGCAACTATTGCTGGCACTGCGCTTAATGTAACCTTCTTCTTTGCCGCTGGCTTCTGATGGCTTACGAAGACACAGGCGCTTACGAGGGCGAAGACCCTGGCCCATACTGGCACGACCAGATAGCAAACGCTGAAAAGGTCTTTGACAAGTGGGACAGGCGAGGCCATAAGATCATCAAGCGCTACCGCGATGAGCGCGATGCGGTAGAGATGCCAAGGATGAAGTTCAACATCCTTTGGTCAAACATTCAAGTGCTGATGCCTGCCCTGTACGGGCGGCAAGCCAAGCCTGAAGTATCACGCCGATACATGGATCAAGACCCTGTAGGGCGCTTGGCCTCCACCATGTTGGAGCGCGTGATTGAGTATGAAACAACCCAATTCAACGACTTTGACAGCGCAATGGTCAACGCTGTGCAAGACCGGCTGTTGCCAGGTCGAGGCACAGTCTGGATTCGTTACGAGCCTGTAATCGTAGGTGAGCCAGCGCCCGAAGTCGAAGTCGAGCTAGCAGAAGGCGAAGAACCGCAACTGTCCAATGTCCAAGAGTCGGGCGAGTCGATTGACGCTGCCCACAGCCCTGTGGATTACGTCTATTGGAGCGACTTTCTGCACAGCCCAGCCCGTACATGGGATGAAGTCTGGTGGGTAGCCCGTGCTGTTTACATGACCCGCGATGAGGGTGTTGAGCGTTTTGGCGATGTGTTCAAGAATGTCGGCCTGACTGACCAAAACACGGACGATGACGGCAAAAACCAGCAGACAGTCAAGACCACCTTTGAAAAGAAGGCCAAGGTCTTTGAAATCTGGAACAAACGCACTTTTAAGGTGTGCTGGGTTGCTAAGGGTTATCCCTTGTCCCTTGATGAGCGTGATGACCCGCTAGAGCTGGAAGGCTTTTTCCCATGCCCTAAGCCGCTGATTGCTACGACAACCACGGGGACAATGATCCCTGTTCCTGACTACTGCGAATATGAAGACCAAGCGCAAGAGCTGGACAACCTGACACAGCGCATCTACATGCTGACCAAAGCCTGTAAGGTGGTCGGTGTGTTTAACGCTGAGTTTAAGGAGCTGGGTCGCCTGTTTACTGAGGGCATCGACAACAAGATGTTCCCTGTGACAAGCTGGGCAGCGATGAGCGAAAAGGGTGGGCTAAAGGGTGCTATCGACATGATGGACACCTCGCAGATCATCATCACGCTGCGCGAGTTGTATGCGGCGCGGGAGCAAGTCAAGCAGTCTATCTACGAAATCATGGGCATTTCGGACATTCTGCGCGGCGCATCTAAGGCACAAGAGACTTTAGGCGCACAGCAGCTTAAAGCTAACTTTGGCTCACTGCGATTAAGAAGCAGCCAGGGCGAAGTGGCTAGGTTTGCTACGGACATCTTTAAGCTCAAAGCGCAAGTTATCTGTAAGTTTTACCCGCCTGAGCTGATTGTCGAAATGTCGGGCGTGATGAATACGCCAGATGGTCAAGACCCGCAAATGCTGCAAGCTGCGATCCAGATGCTGTCAAACAGCACGATCCGCGACTTCCACATTGCAGTCGAGGCTGACAGCTTGGCTCAGATTGACGAGCAAGCAGAGAAACAGGGCGCACAAGAGGCTGTTCAGGCCATTGGGCTGTTCTTGCGTGAGGCCATGCCAATGGTAGGCTCTGCGCCTGAAACGCTGCCTATGGCCTCAGAAATGCTGCTGTTCCTAGTGCGCCGGTTCAAGGCTGGCAGGGGGCTGGAATCGGCTGTTGAACGGGCTATGAAGGCGCTGCAAGACAAGGCAGACCAAGCTGCCCAGCAGCCACCAGCGCCCGATCCAGAGCAGATGAAAATGCAAGCCTTGGGTCAGTCTGAGCAAATGAAAATGCAAGCGCAAGCGCAATCAGACCAGATGAAAATGCAAGCAGAGATGCAAATGGCTCAAGCCCGTGCAGACTTTGACATGCAAATGCAGCAGGCAAAGATTCAGTCAGAAATGCAAATAGCGCAGATGAAGTCTGAGTTTGAGACTGTTAAGCAGCAAACCGAAATGCAAATCAAGGCCAGAGAAATGGCAGGAAAGGAAGAATATGAACGATGGAAAGCAGAGCTGGACGCAGCGACCAAAATTATGGTTGCAAGGATTGGCAGCAATCCTGGTGTCGATTTA